GAAGCCATGCTGAAGTCGTGGGAACCTGCGCTACCATTTGCTCGTGAAGAGATGATGATTTACGATGTCAACAGTTCCCTTAACGGGGTGGCTGGTCTTAGATTTGTTGATAGAATGAATTTCTCTTCGAGTGCAGGGTGGCCGTATTGTACTTCAAAGAAGGCATTTCTGATCCCAGATCCCACAGATGAAGATGAACATCGTGTCCGTGTTACGGACGAGATTATGTCTGATGTGGAACACATTCTGGATGAATATGCCAAGAACAACACTAGTTGCACAGTTTTCCAATATGCCAAAAAGGATGAGATGCGTCCCATTCAGAAGGTATTAGATGAGAACACAAGAGGCATCAATGGAGGTCAGTTTGGATTTACGATTGTCATGCGTCAGCTAACGTTAGCTATGACGCGTATTATGCAATTGAATCCAGACATCTTCAATTTGTGTGTTGGTCTTGAGGCACAGACGGCCCAATGGAGCGAGCTTCTTGCTCGCCTCAAGCGTAAGGGTTTCACCAAGTGGGTGGCCATCGATTTCACTGGTTTTGACTCATCGTTCATGACTAAGTGTATGAAGGAAGCGTTTCGAGTTGTGTTGGCTTTTATGGATAGATCCGGAGCGACAGAGCAACACAAGAAATACTTCAAATGTATGTCATACGATCTTATGTATTACATGGTCAATTTTTGCGGTACGTTGATGCAGTTGTGTGGGAAGAACCCATCAGGACATGCATGGACAGTCATCATTAACAGTATCGTGAATGAGTTGTACATGAGATATGCGTACATCATTTTACACCCTAAATTCGATGAAGAGATGGAATTCGACAAATTGTTGGATATTGCTCTCGGATTCGATTTTGACGTCGCGTTAGCCACCTACGGTGATGATTCCTTCAAATCTGTTTCGGAGGAATGCGAGTGGTATAATCACACGGCGATCAAGGATGCAATGGCGAAATTCGGAGTCACGGTCACCATGGCCGATAAGACTTCGGAATCGCGTCCCTATATCACTCAGGATGAGGTTTCGTTTCTAAAGCGGAAGTTTGTCTTTAATAGTGATTTCGGTAAGCACGTGGCACCATTGGAGCCAATGTCTATCTACAAATCTCTTTGCTGGAACCGGTTGTCGAGTGTCGACTCGCCAGCAGAAACATTGGCTTCTTGTGTGATGTCAGCCACTTACGAGTGGGCGTGGCACGGACGTGAGAAGTA